AACGCTGTGGCGCTGCGACCGGGTGTACTGCGACGGCGAACCGCACGGCCCGGTGCAGGACGACGGGCCGGGCTACCCGGTGCGACACGCCCGGTGGAATCAGCTGCCCCCGCCGGACGCGGCCCGGTGGGTGTCCGACCGGCTCGGCGGCCGGACCCAGTACACCGACCCATGGTTTGAATGGATGATCATGGCGGGGCGCGGGTGGGGCAAGACCCGCACCGGCGCGGAGTTCATCAAGTGGCGCAACACGCACATCGGCGCCGGGCACCGCGCCGCGCTGATCGGGCGCACCGCCAAGGACGTGCGCGACACCATGATCGAGGGCGAGTCCGGGTTGCTGCGCTGCTACCGGCGTAGCGAGCGGCCCAACTACCTGCCCAGCAAGGCACGCGTCGAGTTCGACAACGGCGGGGTGGCGTTCTGCTATTCGTCCGAAGAGCCGGACTCGTTACGCGGCCCGCAGCATCACACCGGGTGGGTCGATGAGCTGGCCACGTTCTACGCGCTCGATCTGGTCATCTCGAACTACCGCCTCGGCATGCGGCTGGGCAACCACCCGCGATGCGTGATCACCACGACCCCGCAGCCGCACCCCGAGCTGCGCAAGATCCTCATCGATCCCAAGACGGTGCTGACCACCGGCACCACGTATGAGAATCTGGCCAACCTGGCGCCGGTGTTCCTGGACAACGTGCTGCGCAAGTACGAGGGCACCAGCCTCGCCGATCAGGAATTGATGGGCCGCTACCTCGACGAGGCCGAGGGTGCGCTGTGGACCCGGCGGCTCATCGAGCGGCAGCGCGCCACCCCGGATCTGGTCGCCCCGTACGTGGTCGAGATGGAACGCGCGATCGGCATCGACCCGGCCGGTAAGCAAAAGTCGGGGAAGCGGGTCAGCGCCGAAACCGGGATCATCGTGGCCGGGCGCCTGGACGACGAGGGGTTCGTGCTCGACGACCTGTCCGGGCACTACTCCCCCGCGCAGTGGGCGCGCATCGCCATCGGCGCGGCGATCAAGTGGAACTGCGGCTACATCGTGGCCGAGCAAAATAACGGCTGGGATATGGTCCGGTCCACTCTGGACATGGTCATGACGGACATGAAACGCAACGGCGAACCGGTGCCGCGCGGGCTGATGATCCGGCCGGTGACCGCGTCCAAGGGCAAGCGCACCCGGGCCGAGCCGATCGCCACGCTGGCCGAACGCGGGCTGTGGTGGCTGGCCGGGATGTTCGTCGAGCTAGAGGATCAGCTGGCCACCTGGACGCCGGGGCAGGACTCGCCGGACCGGTTGGACGCCATGGTGTGGGTGGCCTCGCACTTGTTCCTGCGGCGGCGCGGGCGGGCCGACGTGGCATGAGGTGCGGACAGGAGATGTGCCCGTACTGGGGTGGCGACGGGAACGTGTGCCTGTGCGCGCTGTTCGATCTTGACCCGCCCGAGTCGACGTCCGACGAGGACACCGACGAGTAACCCGAGATGACCTAGACCTATCGGGCGTGTAAACGCTGCGCGTAAGATCCCCGGACTGTGGCGGCTACCTGGCGAGCCTGGCTCGGCGGCGCGGTTGCTGACCTCGCGAACACGATCATGACGGCGCCCCTCGGGCGGCGCAGTGCTCCCCCTGACGGGTTCGCGGTCGGGGTGCCGTCACATGTCGGGCCCGACGGGCTGCACGTCACCATGGGCATCGACGGGCTGTACCAGTGGTACGGCCAATACGGCGCGGACTGGCGTGCGTCCGCGGTGGCCTACCGGTGCATCGTCTCGATCGCCAGCAACGCGGCCACCTGCCCGATGGAGATGATCGACGAGGAGTCCGGCGAGGTCGTCCCGGACCGGGTGTGCGAGCTGTGGAATCACGCGCCGAACGACTACATGAGCGCGCGCATGCTGCGCGAGATCGCCTGGCTGCGCCTGGAGGTGCACGGGCAGGCGTTCGTGCTGCTCGATCGCGGTGAGACCGGGCTCGGCGAGGTGGCCGGGCTACACCTGCTCGACTCCGCCTGGGGTGTCGTCCCGATCATCGACAACACCCAGGCCGACCGCGGCGACGAACTGATCGGGTACACCGTGTCGGCCGCCGGGGGGCGCAGCGGCGTGGTGCTGCCCGAGGAAATGCTATGGCTGCGCTACCCGGACCCCGATTACATCTGGACGTGCCTGCCGCCACTGCGGGCGGCCACGTTTGCCCTCGAACTGGACGACTACGCGCGGCGGTATCAGACCAGCTCACTCGCGCGCGGCGGCGCGCCCGGCGGCGTGGTCTACCTCGGCGACGTGGACGAGGAAACGCATAAGAGCATCCGGGCGCAGCTGGCGGCTCGGCACGAACGTCCCGAGGACGCCGGGCGACACCTGGTGCTGTCCGGCCCGATCCCGGCCCGCTACGAACGGATCACCCTGACCGCGGCCGAGGTGTCCTACCTGGACACCCGGGTCCGGTCCGCGGATGAGGT